GGCATCAACGTGGAAGGATTCCATCCTTACATACGCCTAGAACTAGACATCAACAACGGCAACATAGATCTCATAACCTATCGATGAAGTTTAAAAAAATAGTTGGGTTTGGTGACTCATGGATGTGGGGAGATGAGCTCTTGGATCCTGCCCTGATCAATCATCCTCACGCACACCCTGTGCTGATGGAAAATACTGAGTATAGAGAAAGCCACTGCTTCCTCGGACTGTTGGGACAGCACTATGGCATGCATACAGAAAATTTTGGCATCGCCGGTGGCAGTTTACAAAGCACAGTGTGGAATTATCTATGGTGGTTAGAACACGAACCAAATCCCAAAGATTGCTTGGTGCTTGTTGCTCTGACCACAGCCAATCGGCATTCATTTTACAATCCAAGCCATCACAGTTATGCCAATGATCCATCTTGGAACAGATATGTACATTCAGCATGGGTGCATTGGGGAGCCAGCAGTATATCTGAAGATTGGGTTGACATGGTTAAAAAACACATGATTCTCACAGACTGTGAAAAATTGTTTGATTTGAATTATGAACAAACAGTGCTGTTTTTTGACGGGCAGGTACAGGATACCGCAGGTATTTTGCAATTCAATTCTATGGAGCCACAAAAACGCCTGCAAAGATCTTCGTTGCTGTGGCCCGATCTAGGACTGAAGTTGATGTTTTCCAAATTGCCGCATCGCCAACACCTATTGGCACCGGGAGGACACCCCAACGTGGCTGGCCATGATTGGATAGCGGAACTCTTGATTTCCGAAATAGATCGTGTTATACTTGCAGAGTGATAGACATACTCGGTTATCTTCCTGCCCGACGCAAACAAACCGCATCGGGCTGGATATCAGTCAATGCACCCTGTTGTGTACACAATGGAGAAAGTGCTGATCGCAGACAGCGTGGTGGCATAAAGATCACTGACCAAGGTTGGTCGTGGCACTGTTTCAACTGCGGATTCACTGCCAGTTTCATCCTGGGCCGTAATGTTTCATTCAAAGCCCGCCGTTTGTTGACATGGTTAAATGTTCCCAAGGAAGAGATCGAACGCATCAATCTTGAGAGCCTGCGTCATCGCAGCGTGGCGGGGATTTTGGATGATCGCCAGCGCACGGCCAATGTGGTGCAGGGCATAGAGTTTGAAGATCGAGAACTGCCCGAAGAGTTTGCCTTGATTGATAGCAACATGCCGGTACATTGGCAGTATCTCAGAGATAGGCATGTACCCGAAGATTATCCCGTGGGAATGATACATGGTGGTCCCGATGACAAGTTCAGCCGACGGCAAGGTGTGATCATACCTTTTACCTATGATGGACGCATCGTGGGCCATACCCGTAGATTCTTTGACGATCACAATCCGCGCTATGTGCATGACCTGCAACCGGGCTATGTGTTTGGCACAGATCTGCAAAGACCTGACTGGCAGCATGTGATCGTGGTAGAAGGCGTGTTTGATGCCCTGTCGATCTCGGGCTTGGCCGTGTTGCATGCTGACATTTCGGATGTGCAAGCAAGATTGATACGCAGCCTTGGTTGTGACGTCACTGTGGTGCCTGATCAGGATGAGGCCGGCATGCGGCTGGTAGATCGCGCGATAGAACTGGGTTGGGCCGTGAGCATGCCTGAGTGGCCCGACGGAGTGAAAGATGCGAACGATGCGGTAAAGCAGTGGGGAAGACTGGTGACCTTGATACATATATTCCAGGCACGGGAAACCAGCAGGATCAAGATCGAACTAAGGAAAAAACAATTGGTCAAGAAAATATCGGTCAAGCGATAATGAAAATATTGATCTGTGGTGATAGCTATTGTGTGACCGATCCATCTTTTCCTGGCCTTCATTGGTCAGAAAAAATTCTAGATCATTCTCCTAAATACGAAACTTGTAACTTAGCATATGGCGGTTGCAGCAATGCCTTGATAGTCGTGCAGCTCTTGCAGGGATTGCGTTTGAAACCGGATTTTGTCGTACTGTCGTTCACGTCCTTTGGACGATATGAAATAGATAAGGACCCTAAGGCTATACCCGCTGATTTGACATCGCAAGAGATCGCATGGTATATCAAAGAAAGATACATCACAAACAGGTACGATATTCCAGCTGACACGGAAAAAATCATCAATCAGTATATGACTCTGGCATGCTCAGAAAACCTTGAAAAGTTAAAAAATTATTTTTTTATCTCTTTTTGTCTGATGACTTTGCGATCATTAAAAATCAACTTTGCTTTCAGTCTGGGAGGATTTGAGTATGATCAAGATTACACCGCGTTATTGAACTCAAACTTCGTGAAAAATCTATTGCAAGATTTCCATGAACACGAATTATCTCTCAACTTATGGTATCATCGAAGAGATCTCTCACCTTTTTTCCATGTGAAAGACGATAAAATACAAACACTATTTGCCAATCAGTGCATACAAATGATAGAAAGCACATGCTAAAAGATTACGGGCCAGAAGTACAAAAAATATTTTTAGAAATGATGCTCCAGGACGCGCAGAGCTATATCCGCGTGCAGAACATCTACAATCCCGAGAACTTTGATCGCACGTTAAGGCCAGCGGCTGAGTTCATCAAGGATCACTGCGACCGGCACAAGACCATGCCCGAAAGGACACAGGTATCAGCCACCACTGGTCTCCGTCTGGAGCACATTCCCGATCTCAACGAAGGACACTTTGATTGGTTCCTGGAGGAGTTTGAAGCATTCACGCGTAGGCAGGAGCTGGAGCGCGCGATCCTGAAGTCAGCGGATCTGCTGGAGAAGGGCAACTTTGATCCCGTGGAAAAGTTAATCAAGGATGCGGTGCAGATATCTCTGACCCGGGACATGGGCACAGATTATTTCGCAGATCCGCGTGCTCGGCTTATGTCCCTGAAATCCAACAACGGACAGAATTCAACAGGTTGGCCCGCATTAGACAAACTACTTTACGGTGGGTTTAATCGCGGCGAACTGCAGATATTTGCCGGAGGATCGGGATGTGTGACTGAGGACACATTGGTTGAAATTATTGATTTGCCTATTATTGATTAGATTACATCCCAATGCATAAATAAGTGCATGGGGGTGTGACAATGAAAGATGTTATCAAATTTTTTACACAGTGTCGGGCAGTCCGTGAAATATTGGGTGACAACATCAACCTGTCATCCGAACAAAAAAATAATATAGTTTATTTTTTTTCCGAGTTCCCCGATGGAGATCGATCGATGATTTGGCGGAAAAATCTAGCATCATGGATTAACCAAGGATTAGATAACTGGATCCAACGGCGGTATCAGTTAAAGCAATGTACTTCTAACTCCATTGAATGGCATAGATTGATGTACGGAGACCAATGGGAAACTTACTATCAAAATCATCAGGCGCAGATACGCAGTCGATTGCCAAGCAGGACAGAGTACTGGATCAAACTAGGATTGACTCCTGCTGAGGCTGTCAAAAAGGTCAAAGAATCACAACGCAAAAAAGGCAATGCTGCAGCGAAAAAATTGTCGGGCACTTCGATGTACACAGTTAGATCAATAGAATATTGGAAACGCAAAGGTTATTCAGTTGAAGAAGCTCAAAGAACAGTTTCTGCCCTACAGAAGAGAGATTTAGATTTTTACATAAATCGGTTTGGGCTAGAAGAAGGAACCGCACGATTTACAGCTGCCAACAACAAGAAAAAAAATACATGGCAAACAAAAAATAAAAATGAGCATGCTAGAAAAACACTACCCAAGTCATTCAACCCGAATGGGCAAGAAATGAAAGCTATAACTAATTTTTTAAGAGTCAACGAGATTGATCCTAGATTTTGCAAGTATGGTTCACCAAAAGATCAATTTTTCCAATATATCCCCGATGTAGGCTATCGACGTTATGACTTGGCAGTATTTGACAATGAGCATCATTCAAAGTTAAAATGCATATTGGAATTTCACGGACCAGGGCATATCAATTTTTCCGATTACCGACCAGAATTAGAAAATGAACCGATAACAATAAATGGAAAAAAGTTAGCACATTTAGGCACCTATGGTGCCGCTTACCACAATGATAAGGCCAAACGTGATCATATCTTAACTACCTTTCCCGACGTCATATACCTGGTAATATGGTACGAAGATTTTTACAACGGAAGATATCGCATTGATGAATTATCAAGCTGAAAAAGAAATCCAATATCTATCTCAGTTTTATACTCTTGCCCAGATAGATAGCTATGCCAAAGGGCATGATGGCAAGGTGCGTGAACTATACAGCCTTGCCCAACCAAAAAAAGTACCCATATCATCTCTAATGAACAAGATATACGACTCTCACATCGTGGTCAAAAGTCCCGACGGATGGGTGCCGGTTCTTGATTGCATACAAAAAACCAAAGATCTATTGTACAGATTCACTTTTGCGTCGGGTCGACAGATTGTCGCCAGTCACGATCATCTGTATCAAAAATCTGATCAGTCTTGGCATTATGCACGGGATCTAAATATCAATGATGTATTGTTAGCAGACGATGGAATTGACGAGATAGTAGGGATCAAAGAGATCTCAAAAAAAACCAAAGTATACGACTTATCGGTGGGGCATAAAAATCATCGATATTATACCAACGAGATATGTAGTCACAATTCTGGTAAGAGTCTTTTCATGCAGAATCTCGCAGTGAATTGGTGTCAGGCAGGATTGAGTGGGGTGTACATCACGCTGGAACTGTCAGAAGGTTTGTGTAGCTATCGCATAGATTCTATGATGACCAATACCGCGGCCCGAGATATATTCCGGGATCTAGACACTGTGGAAATGAAAGTGCGCATGATGGCCAAGAAAGCCGGACAGATGCGCATCAAGTACATGCCAGCGCAGTCCACAGTGAACGACATCCGAGCCTACATGAAAGAGCTGCAGATACAGACTGGGCTGCGGGCAGATTTCCTGTGTGTGGATTATCTCGATCTCTTGATGCCAGTATCGGCCAAGGTTAGCCCCAATGACTTGTTCGTGAAAGACAAGTATGTTTCAGAAGAACTGCGTAATCTCGCCAAAGAACTCAACATCTTGTTCGTCACTGCTTCGCAGTTGAATCGGGCGGCAGTGGAAGAGATCGAGTTTGACCACAGCCACATATCGGGTGGTATTTCCAAGATCAACACCGCAGACAACGTGTTTGGTATCTTTACGTCACGTGCTATGCGTGAGCGCGGCCGCTATCAAATTCAGTGTATGAAATCACGTAGTTCAACCGGGGTAGGACAAAAGATCGATTTGGACTACGATATTGACA